GGCCGACGTTGCCAGACGCTACGGCATCAGCAAGACTACGTTGGCCACTTGGCGAGACCAGGAGCATGAACTTCGTACGGTTCGTACCGAACAACGCTCGCGCGAAGAGCGTCTCGACGCCGTAGAGGATTTGCTGTTTGACCTCGTCGCCCAGCACGCGAAGACGCTTACGGCCGAACTTCAGTTCGCAACTCGCCCAGAGTGGCTTGAGAAACAATCCGCTGCCGAACTTGCCCAGCTTTTGGGCGCCCAGAAAGAGACGCTCATTCGACTTCTCGTCGGACTCTTCGGCAACCACACTCAGCCCGCCGAGCTCGCTGAACCTGCCGGCGCTGCACCAGGCACAGCAGCAGATGATCACTGAAGCACGGCGGTTCAATGTCGCCGTGTGTGGCCGCCAGATGGGCAAAACCACGCTCGGCATCGAACGCACGGCACGCGGCGCCGCGGAGGGTTTGGCCTGCGCCTGGTTCGCCCCGACGTACAAATTTCTGGAGCAGACGTGGCGTCAGCTCAGAGAAATCCTCGCCCCGATCGCATCGTATAGGTCTGAACAACAACATCGTTTAGATCTGAACGGCGGTGGTAGCGTGGACTGCTGGTCGCTCGAGGACCCCGACGCCGGGCGCGGTCGACGGTATGCACGGATCGTGGTGGACGAGGCCGCCATGGTGCGCGATCTGGAGCGTGTCTGGCAGGCATCATTGCGTCCGACGCTCAGCATTTTGCGCGGTGACGCGTGGTTCTTATCCACTCCCAAAGGATTGAACTATTTCCACCAGCTCTACCAGTATGGCCAGGATCCGCTGGAGTCGGACTGGATGTCCTGGCAGATGCCATCCTCCGCCTCACCCTATATTCTCCAGGAAGAAATTGCTGCCGCAAAAAGCGAATTACCGGAGCGCGTCTTTGCTCAGGAATTTTTAGCGGAGTTCCTGGAAATAGAAGGCGCGGGCGTGTTCCGCGGAGTCCAGGCGGTCGCACGCCTCGAGCCTCAGCCACCGGTGCCACATCACCAGTACGTCTTCGGACTGGATTTCGGCCGCTCCAATGACTTCACCGTTATTAGCATCATCGATGCCACCACCAGCGAGCAGGTCGCACTCGACCGGTTCACGCAGATCGACTTCGAGTTCCAGACCGAGCGACTCCACCGCTGGGCGGATCTGTATCAGCCGCGCGTCATCGTGGCCGAGGCGAACGCTATCGGCCAGCCACTGGTCGAACGACTCCAGCAGGGCTATGGCCGCATCTATGGCGACTCGAGGCGCGCGCTACCGATCCAGCCGTTCTGGTCGACGAACGCGACCAAGGCTGCGGTGGTGCAGGCGTTGTCGCTGGCGATCGAAGACGGCAGCGTGACGCTGTTGAACGACCAGGTGCAGACGTCGGAGCTGCTGGCGTACGAGTGCGAGCGTCTGCCGTCAGGTCTGCTCAGGTATGGCGCGCCGGCTGGTATGCACGACGACACGGTGATCGGCTTGGCCTTGGCCTGGCTGGGCGCTTCGACGTCCTCGCAGACGACGCGCTCGAGTTACGCGTTCAGCCGGTGAGTCTGAGTCTGTGCGCCATCGCACTCAACGAAGAGCGCTTCCTGGCGGGCATGTTCGAGAGCGTGCTCGGCGTAGTGGACGAACTCGTCATCGGCATCGACTCGCGTACCACGGACCGGACGCGCGAGATCGCCCAGCAACACGGAGCGCGCATCATCAGCTTCGACTGGCACGATTCTTTCGCGGATGCCCGCAATATGGTCGTCGAACGCGCCTGGGGGGACTGGATCCTGGCGCTCGACGCCGACGAGCGACTGCTGCCCGCCGGTTACCAGGCGATCGCCGAGGTGCTGGCCCCCGACGTCTCGAGCAGCATCGATGGCTTCCGTCTGCTGGTCGACGAGGACGGCGTGCAGGAGTGGACGGCGCCGCGGTTGTTTCAGAATGAGCCCGCTCTGCGCTACGTCGGGCGCGTCCACGAGGAAGTGCGCTATCTGCCGGATCCGCCGCGAACCTTCAGCCTGAAGCTGGACGACGGGCCGCACCTCCTGCACCTGGGCCGCGGCCACCCGAAGCGCGACCGCTGCTTGCTGCACTTGCGCTTGCGCGAGAACCCGAACGACGCGGTGGCGTACTGCTATCTGGCGCTCATGGCGCATGGCGAAGGGCGGGACATCGCGGCGAGGACGTTCGCCAGGCGCGCGCTCGACTGTGGGCCGCGGACATTGCACGACGATCGCGTGGTGTTGATGCAGCAGTTAGCCCGTAGAAACTGTGCCGGCAATTGCGGGCATTGATTTTTCCCCTTCACGTTTCGCCACACACGGAGCACTAAACACGCTAAACAGGACAGGTGCGACGTGGCAGGCCAAGGGTAGATAAATGCCCCCGGTGTAGGACGCAAGTCGAACGCTACTCCTCTGGTCGCAGCAAGTGCGACTGTCGTGTGGTCTACCAAAACTACCGTCGTCAGATGATGCGAGCCCTGATTAGGACCGAGCGAGCATTGATTGACGCCGAGACGGTCGGCTATAGAAACCCAAAGCAGCACCGCCGCACTGCATTTGCTGAGGCTCAACGCCAAGGCACTAGGTGGGACGATTTGTCGACGGACCTTGAGTTGTGGCTGCGTCATCCCAAGCCAAACGAACCCGATTGGTATTGGGATCTACCAGAGGACCTGCGAGATTGGACCGAGTTCGTCAGATACAAACATAGGTGCCTCCCGCTGGCAGTTCAGCAACGCGTCGGCGGACGCTGGTGGTCTGGTGACTTCTGGTCTCCTTCTTCTGAACGTCGCCAGGTCCCATGGTGGCGAATGGGGATCCTCATGTTCGACCAGGACGGAATTCCATCCGTCCTGGGAAAGCCGCCAGAACGAGAACGAGTCACATTCACAGAAGCCGCGTGGTTGCAAGAACGCGAAATGGGAAATCCGATGCCGGAAAGGATTGGCTGAATGCAAGTGCCGTTGCCTCTGGACATAGATTGTCAGTACGAACCGAATCTGGAGAATCGTGAGCGGAGATTGGTCGACCTCCGCATCAACGTACTTCGCGGAGACCTAGCTCGCTACAGACGCCTAGAGATGCGCGCGATGGAAATGCTCCGCAATCTGGGCGTCGAGCTGTGAACCGGCGGCTCAAAGGCTGCTGGAGTTGCGGCCAGCATGGCCCATGCGATCTGGCATGCGACTGCGCGAAATGTCTCGATCCCGTCAGCTACGGCCGGTGGCGTCGCGAAGACTCGGCGCGCTATGACAGGTGGCTAAAGACACAGTTGCTCGGGCCCCAGGAAGAGTGTGACTGTCCCATGTGTTCGCTGACGGGCTAGCATCAGCACGGCGCGGGGCGCTTCTCTGCGCCGGCGCATGATGTTTCACGCGATGTTTCACGCGTTACACTCGCGATGCAGCCGTGGCGAGTGATCCGCCGACCGCGACGTACCTTTCCGAGCTCCAGACGGAGATGTACGACCGCTATCGCCGCGACGATGTCCAGATCGACACGTACCGCGCCCAGCGCGAGATGCGCGTGCCAGCCATGATGGGCGCGGATGAGAAGTACACGCTGGTCAATGTCGACCCGCGCGACCCCGACGTCAGCGAGGAAGCCTTCCAACAGACGGCCATGCTCACGCTCGAGCGGCCGAAGCTGCACCTGGACGGCGGCGAGTCGGACACGGCTCAGACCGCGGCATCCCAGCGCGAGCACTGGACCGAAGAGACGCTCTGGACGTGCGGCTCGCGGACGCCCGGTCAGGACACGATGAACTTTCTCACCGACGCGGCGCTCAACGATGGCGGCGCGTGGTGCAAGATCCTGTTCCTGCCCGATGCGTGGGACAAACGCTACGCCTACCCGGCGCCGAATCCGGGCGAGTCGGCCGAGGCCTGGGCGACCTACGACAAGGCGACCGAGGACGTGAAGAAGTCATGTGGTCCACCGTTCGCCTGGGAGTTCGTCGACGCGCGCACGATCTATCCCGATACGATGGGCGGCCGCATCGCCGAGATCATCGAGGTGACCGACCGCCCGGTCAGGACCACGTTCCGCAGGTATCGGCTCGGGTTGGACGGCGACGGCAACATCGTGCCCGAAGAGATGGGCCAGCCGCAGCCGTCGAATCGCTTCGGTGCCAACGAGCGACCCATCCTGCCATCGTCGATCACGATGATCGAGCACTGGGACGAAACCTGGGCGTCATGGGCCGTCACTGGTCAGAACTACCACAACGAGCCGACCGGCCAGGTCGTCAAGCAGTTCAAGCACAACTATGGATTCTTGCCGTACGACTTCGCGCCTGGCCTCTGGATGAACCACTGGCGAAACAGAAAAGTGGGCTGGGGTGTCAGCCAGACCAAACTGTGGCTGGTGCAGTACCGCCAGTACCTCAGAGCCATGCACGCTCAATACGTCGCAAGAGATCTGCTCAGTCCACTGGTGACGTACGGTGACTCGACCGCCGCTCCGGTCATCGGGGATGATGGCAAGCCGCGCGATCGGGATCCAGGTCCACTACCGGGCGAAGTGATCAACCTGGGTCCCGGTCGCCAGCTCGCCAGAATCCAGTACCCCGACGCGACCACGCTGGAAAAGCACATGCAGTTGATCGACAACGCCATCCGTGAGCTCGAATCACCGCGAGTAACGACACTCTCGGGGATGGAGGGTGCCGGCTTCGCGATCAGCCAGGTGCTTAGTTACCAGCGCGTGCGGGTCGGGCCGATCGTCAACAGCATCGAGCAACTGCTCAAGTTGCAGACCGAGAAGTTGTGGGACCTGGCTCAGAACAAGGTC